TAAAGTTCACAGATGGAGTTTCCTCGACGCACAAACGTGCGTTCGGCGAAAACACCTCCATGTGCAGATACAAACGACTTCTTCTTGTTGATCAGGAAGTATCGTTCCATGAGTGCGAAGTATTCGTCGATGTTGTCCTGAGTGCCAACGGCAATCAGATCATCACCACGAATACGCATCCGGCCGTCAAATCCAGCTATGTCAGCAATGGCATAGTGGACAAGACAAAGGACAACCCATGTTGCAGGGTGTCCCATTAACCAGCCGGCGCTCGACACAAGGCGCTTTCCGTCCTTATAACGTACGTCATAAGAACCAAAAGCATCCTTGGCCAATTCGAGCCACTTATGGTCGAATACATCTCCTCTCTTGCGATGGAGTTCTTCAAAGAAGCCCAAAGCAAGGCCTGGCCCAACAACATCAGTTGCACGGGACAGGTCAGCAGACAAGATGAGTTCGTTGTCCTGGATCTGGGTACCTTCGAACTGTAAGTCGTCTCCAATATCAAAGATATTGGACGACTGGACGAAGGGCCAGATGAGATCCCGAAGTGCATGACCACGCACGACGGTATCCGTCTCCAGGGCAGTAACCACTCGAACCTTAAACCCTTTCTCACAAAGTGGTGTAACCTTCGCAAGTGAGGGATGTCTGTTGAAACCATCTTTCCAAGAAAGACGGGAACCACGTTCATCCCAAGGAGTACGGAAAGAAACGTAAGTATTATGCTCACCTTTCTTAACAGTAAACCTCCCACGGATTGTTATGCAACCTTGGCCGCGAACCTTCCACATGACAGTGCACATGGGAAGTTCGTCGGACCAGGTCGTATAACGAGTACCGTGATCATTGCGAACAGCAAGAACAGGACCAAGGAGGAGAACCTTCTCCCAAAATCCTGCGCTGTTCCAGTTAGCAACCTCAACCGAATGATCGAACCTTCTAACGGACCAGTTCACACTGGAGATATCCTTCTGAAGAATGTCGTTCCAAGCTATGGAAAAGGCACCACCATCACCGATGGGGAGGTCAATTCCACAAGCTTCTTCGTAACACATTGCTGGTGGGAAAAGGCCGGCCGCAAGGCCACCTTTCTTAGCAGAATGAGTTGCGGAGGACGAGCTCATGTTATGTAACATGAGCTTGCCGAAGCGAACATTCCGGAAGCGATCTACAATCACACGAGCGATTGTTCCGGTAAGACGGTCGGTCTGACGGGCGGCGAGAAACTGCGCGTTCTTGCAGTACTCAGCCGATGTGAGATCCGATCTATGAGTCTTCAAGGCTTTCTTCACAACATTAGAGGAAGGATGAGCCGGCGGTAACGCACGGCCCATCTTCGCTAATGTGATCAGAGAGACAGGGTGCTTTGTCAGTGAACCATGAAGATAGCGAGAGAATTGCCTAGGCAACCTCTCCTTCATGATCACCGCAGAGCGGCATGAAAAAGAAAAGTCCTTAACGAGTTGGATACAACCAGCCGGGGAAGCTCTAAGAGCTCTCAGCAAGTGGTACCGCAACAAGTTAAGGCCAAACCGAGCAGATCGCCCCTTCCTTTGTGCCTTGTCTACAGGTAAACCTGCAGCAAGGACGGGAAAAGCAGCGATTAGGTGTACACGGACCACCTTCCATATTTGCTCTGCAAATACGGAAAGTGGTTGGCGTGTTCCGGGGAAATGTTGAGATTTCATCTCGACTCGTAAGTCTAGAATCCGTCCCACATGGATGGAAGTACAAGACGACGACCCGTCAAAGACAGAAATAGGAAGGAAAAACCTTTCAGACTTTCTGGATTTAACTTGCGTAGCC